GTGTTTTATCTATACCAAAAAAACGCCCACCTTTAGATAAATTACACTTTTGGCATAATACTTGTAAGTTATCGTCATTATCTGTCCCACCTAGTCGTCTTGGGACTATGTGGTCAACATGTAACTTTCCGTTATCTTGTCCGCATTGTTGACAGCAATAACTATCTCGCTTAAGTATTCGCTGTCTTATCTTTGACCATCGACTAGACGTACCATTATCAACAGCTGAAACCATTAGTGCCACCCCTTGTCTTTGAAGTGTTTCCATGCTAGGCAATAGTCGCCCCAATCTATCTGAGTGTAACCATCTAAGTTCTTTAGCTTTTTGTTACGCAGCTGTGGGATTCCGTAATGACTACCGTTAACAGCTCTTGAATCGAACCTAGATTCTTTCATGTATAGCGCATAAGCGCATTGGTATTGGCTGTCTTTAACTACTCGACTATGTAAGTAAAGCTTGTAGTTATCTTTAGATGTTATTGAACTAGCCCATGTAGGACTCGGTATAGCCACCGCTAAACATAGTACGCCCGATAGTAAGGCTCGCCGCGAGCTCGCCCCCTGTGGGGCTCTCGTCGAGAGAGTTGATCGTACAAGCGATGTCAAATACCGCGCAACATTGAGCGTACTCTTGGGCGATTCCCACAGGCTGTGGATAACTTTCTGTAACTGTGGATAACTATTCATCGCACTCATGGGCTTCATCGTAATTGAATTCGCAGTAATAGCAGCCCATATTCTCGCCACATTTGCGACAATTATAGATGAACTGGATCTCGTTACAGCAGCCCATAACTTGGCTTCTCATGCTGATCCGGTAATACTGATTAGCGAACGGCATTAGTCCTCATCTCGTATAGCTGCCACGATTCGCTGGACTAACGTCCCCTCAGCTACGTTTCCGCAACGTTCGCATATATGTAACGGCAGGAACTCAGCCTCGACTTGACGGGCGATTACTTCTCTTAGTTCGGCTAAAACTGTTCTCATAGATGGATTATTCATTTCTTATCCTTTCCCCAGCCTGTACCTTTAAAGATCACAGCTGGCGCGCTAAATACTCTTATCATTGGGTAGGAACAGCAAAGAGGCGATAGATCGCCGTTGGTTGGTATCGAGTGAGTCATTTCTAATTCCCCGCCGCATTGGTCGCAGCGATACAGGTAACTAGGCATTAGTAGTCCCGACTAGGCAAACGCCCATCGTCCCGCAAACCGTACACTCAAGGGTTTTAACGCCCGGCGGAAGTAAGTCGGTCACAATTCGTTCTACCTGTAACGTTTCGCGCTTACAGCGCCTACACTCAAATTTCAATTTGTCCATAGTTAGACTCCTTTAGATTTTCCATAGAATTAAGATTGTGTTGGCTAACCCACCATGATTCGGTCTTATCATGCTTAAATCGAGATGTCTTAGCTGCTCGAATCGGTATCCAGCCTTTAACGAAATATGTCGGACTCTCGCCCACGACGAGAACCGCTAAGTCCTCTGTTCGATCTCTAGGCTGTAAGATCAAATGACCATCGAGCCATCGCGTATGTTTGATTTCGATTCGATTGCCTATGTCTGCTCGAATTTTGAACTTGTCTAGTTCGATCTTAAAGTCCTTGATTCCAAAGAACTTAGCAGCTGCTATCTCAGCCCCAAACGCCTCAGCTGTACGCTTGATCGAGTCGTGTATGTTGCCTCGCATAGCTTGGTCATGGAAATAGAAATTTTCCTCGCCACGAAACTCACAGGTAAACGCGGCGGCTGCCGCTTGAACTTCCTCGTCGCGTGTAAGCGTAATTTTGTTTATTCCCATGTCGCACACGTCCGGTTATTGTCTGGACAAACCCAGCCCTTATAGGGCTTTCCAGTTTTTCCGACTCCCTCTTTACGAATCATTACGCCATGAGCGCAGGATCGCCCGGTAAGGATTCCGCCAATTTCGGCAACAGCTTTAGTCATGTCCCAAGGATCAAAAGAGCCGTTAGGTAGCGCTTCACTAGCTGCCGCTACTGGCGTAGCAATAGGGCGTTCCACTCGCTTCATTTCCTCAAACGACGGGCGATTTTGATTCTCGCTAAACTTTGATAATCCGCCGGTATGTAATGCGCGCCCGATTGCTGAGGTGCTGCCATTTTCGAGCGGGAAGCGATTAGCGTTTGATCTGATTTCCTCGGCAAAATCTGTCGCAAAAGGTAACTGGTCGGTTACCTCTTTGTAAATGTCAGTCTGGATTATGTAGCGAGTCCCGTCCTGAAATACGATGTTAACGTCGATTCGACCGTTTGGATATTTAGCCCAGAATTTCTCGATACGTTCGGCAACTGATTCGTAGCCCTCTAGTGGAATAGCCATTAGTAGCTTCTCAATCGCTCAGTAGCCGCACGAAGCCCAGCTGCTCGACCGCGGTTAAACCCGTCTTTTACGCCCTCTTTGTAACCGATAGTCCAGCCGACTAGAAACCAGCCAATACCAGCGATAAATACAGCTATCGCCATTTCCAATACTGTAAACATGTTAGCTCCCGATTCCGGGTGCGACGTATTCGCTCCCTAGTTATAGGGTGAACTAAATGTCTGACAATTACAAGCCTTACGCGTATTTAACGGCGTGTCGAATTGCTTAACAGCAAACTGTAAATTTCGTCAACTCGACCCTCGAGTCGTGAAATCTGATCCTTGACGCTTGACCCTGAATTAGGGCGAAGCTCACTTAGGTAATACTTGACTAAGTACCGAATACCGGTCATAAACGCAACTAAGAGCGTGACAATAGCCACGCCCATAGCCGCCCAGTCGTTTGCGTTCACTTAGCCTTAGCCCCGAACGAAACGTCTTTGGGATTCGAGTAACGCATTAGAACCGGCACGATCCCAGCAAATAAGCCCCACGCCAATTTTTTGGGATCTGTTTCGCCAGTCATGTAAACGGCTAGCATTCCCGCGATTGCTGAACGCCCATAACTAGCACCGATAGCCTTTAGTTCTTTCATTACTTTTCTCCTAACCCCAGAGCTTCGATTAGCTCTCGGACTTTTTTTGGGCTCACGTTAATTTCAAAGTGCATTTCGTCTTTGCGATTCTTATAATCGCCGCCCCAGAATAAACCGTATTTCTTAGCGAGTGCGCGAATCATTGGAACTTTCTCAGCTGGAAACGTTCCGATCTTTCCGAGAACGTGTTTTGTGGCGTTCAGGTCGATCGCTGTTCCGCTTGAGTGATTGCTTAATTTGTCGGTAGTGCCCCGAACCATGCGAAAATGATAGCCCCAGTCGTCAAGCTGTCCGCCGTCAATTGGCTCGATTAGCTCGTTAAACTCTTTGCAAAATCCCACGATCAAAGGTGCGACAGCTTCGGCGCAGCGAATCTTTAATTGAGTCCCCGGTATTGGGTAGGACTTAATTCCGATTTCGGCTTGATCCTTAGAAGCCGTCCACCCGTTATAGCTCTTTAGGTTCATTTTTACCGAGCTTCATACCTTTTGGAATTGGCTTTGAGTATTCCCACTTTTGTATATAAGCACCCTTGCCGTCGGAGTCGTCCCATAATTCGATCAAACCATTAACGCCAAAATCATCGTTAGTTAATTCAGAATAAACCGCAATAATCTCATCGTATAAACTCATTTTTATGCTCCTAAATAAGTGACTTGAAATGAAGTGGCGTTTGTGTAACCGCTGTTACTTGCCCAAATATCAAGCGCACCGCCTGAGGATTGGTAAGCTCTAATTTCAACGTAATCAGTAGCCACTAAACTATATGTTCCAGAAATAGCCATAGTTAATGATCCTTCTGCGTCTGTTGTAACGTATTGCAAAACTGTCGCGCCATTTTTATAGATTTGAAGTTCGCGTCCGCCTGTTGTATTTGAAGCGAATTGGATTGTAGCTTGAATCAAATACTTTCCACCTAATCCCGCTGGGATCGTCATTCTTGAATTGTTTGACGCTGGATTATGAAATGAGTCTGTATCTAAAATATCTGTTCCGTCAAATGTTACGGCGGTTAATGTGACATTTGCTAAAGATTGGTTTGCAGTTTTTGTAGCATTTGCGCCGACAAAAGTCGCGCCAGCGCTTTTCCACTCTGGAGCCGTTGCGCCGCTGTTTACTGTTAGCACCTGACCAGCTGTACCAATTCCTAAACGTGTAACGGCAGCTGATCCAGTTCCATAAATTACGTCGCCCGCTGTTGTAACGGTTGACTTTGGAATTGCTGCCGTAGCTGTTGTGCTGGCGGTATTAGCCAAATCGTAAGCCGCTTTAGTAGCTGTCGGAGTGGAAGCTAGAACGCTCGATGTTGTCGAAGTCGAATCGCTTAGCTGTACCGCACCGACCACGCTAGTCGTCGCGGCGTTAATTCCAATAGTTACAGCGCCAGAGCTGCCGCCACCGGTAATCGGTGAGGTTACGTTAACGGCTGTAATGTCGCCTTGATCGTTGGCTATCCATGTGAAATCCATGTCCGCGTTTGTAGTCTTTGACAGGATTTGACCAGTAGTGCCGCCTCTAAGATCAGCCATTGACGTATCGACCGCCTGACCAAAGACCTCAAAATCAGCTGGTAAATCGGTTACCAAATCCGTCGGCGTTGGCATTTGCCAGCCGAAGTTGCTCGTTGGGTTTGTCATGTTTTCTCCTTATGCCACTACCAGCGCGGTTTCCCACGTTAGCGATCCGGTTATAGTATTCCACGATTCTCCGATAGGAACCTGTTCCCACTTCATAGCTTGAAGCGAATAACTAATCGGCGAAAGATTTAAAGTGATAGCGATTTCATTATAGGCAGCCTTAAACGTCCAGCCCTCGACGAACCCTAAAAACGTTCCCGACGCCATGTTCGGCGGTAAATCGCTAATTCTTAATGGTAAGCCCATAAACACGTTTATCAGCGAATCACGATCCGCGTCGTCTAGCTCGGGATTTGTAAGCTGGTAAGTGATCGACGTAAAGTTCGCTTGAGGCGTAGCTCTTAGCGTTAAGTAAAAATCGGCTTGATCTTGAGCGTCCACCGCTTTGTCGATTGTCGTATTTATGACCTGAGCTAGGCGACCGTAAACCTCGACTGAGCCAATATCCTCGGCGCTGACTTCGCTAGAGCCGTTAGCCTTGTATTTTAAAGTTATGTCATTTCGAACGTCGCCCGCTCGAGTTTCAATTTTAAGCCCGTTAAATAGCGCATGATTGGCTGTTACGTCTGTATAGCCATTAGTTGCTAAATAGATGGATCTATGAGTCGAATCGGCATAGCTGATAAGTCCGCTGCCGTCCTCATAAATATAGCCCAGACCAGACGTCGCAAGCCCTGAAACTAGCGAATAAACGTCTGTGCGATCAGCTGATCGAGCTGAGAGCTCATAATTGCCCGGACGATCGATCTCACCTAATCCGACGTTAGCAGCTGTCGCCCACGTTTCGGTTGGATTGTAATTTTGCCATTGTTCGGCAGCGGGAACTTCGCCCCAGTTATTTAAAAGTAAATCTTGTAAAATTTCCCAGATTTGATCGCCGTCAAAATCCTTATTTAGAACGCCATCTGTAAGCGCTTTAGGTAAACGGCTAAGCGCTCCGAGTGCGGTTATCTTTAAGACTTGATTTATTCCTACGCTGCCAGCTGTCACGATCTCGATTCCAAAATCGACGACGGTTCCGCCAAATATCGGAACGTAAACGTTAGTCGAATCTTTTAGTTCGATCGAAACTGAATCGTTTATCTTTATGTTTACGATTGCCTGAGTTAAGTTTAATAGCTCTAAATTACAATAGCCCGCTTGCGCTTGCTGATAAATGTTTGTTCGACCGCTAGTAATGCTCAGATTTGCCAGCGTGTAAGTCGTATATTCGACGCCTTGAATCTTTACGCGCCAAACTGGGTTAAATACTGTCATTAGAACGCCAGCGCATTAGCGCCATTTGTGCCGCGATAAAAACTATTATTTAAAACGTCAACGATTCGGCGAGCTGTGCCTTCCTGGTCGATTGCTCCTGACACGTTGATATAGATATTGCCGCCACCGTTGCCTAACTTGTTATTTGGAATAACGCGTCCGTTACCAGATGGGACGAATAATTCTGGACCTCGTTCGCCCACGATATAAGGACTATTAGCGTTAGCCAAACCGCCAGTTGCGAGCATTGGGATCTCTTGTAAATCCTTAGATCCGGGCTTTAAATTGTTAACGATGTTATAGCCCTTGATAAGTAAGTTAACGACTTTGATCGCCGCGTTAATGCCAGCGACGACGCCCTGAATTGCTTTACTTACGCCGTTAATAATAAGCGCAACGCCTGACCATGCGGTCTTAAATGCTCCACCTAGAAACGCCGCAAATGGTCTAGCAACGAGTAAGAACGCGGTAACGCCGACTCCGAGCAGCTTGAAAAATCCTGTGTTGTCCTCGATCAAATCGCCGACGGCTTTAAAAACTGTTTTAACGCCTTCCAATACTGGAGTTAAACCAGCCTTAAAGATCGGGACGACGTATTTGTTTAGGTAATCCCAAAGAGAAGTCAAGCCCGGGAGAAACGTATCTTTAAAAAATGTACCTAGTGATTCGAAAACTGGCTGTAAGTCCTCGCCTATATCTGTGGCGAGTGTGCTTAGAGTCGGAATTACTTTATCGACAAATAAGGTAACCATCGGAGTAATCGCGTCTAATACGAACGCGCCGACTGTTTCTTTACCCTCATCGAAAGCAATCTTTAAACGGTCAATCTTTCCCGCAAAAGTATCAGCCGCAGCATTTGCGGATCCTTCATAAGTTGCTGTTACAGCGGCAATCGCTTCATCGAAACTCATTGTCTTAAGTTCGGCAGCTGTTAAACCGATGTCTAATTTGGCTAGGGCGGCGGTGTTTCCGTCGAAAGCCTTAGCAATCAAATTCGACGTAGTTTCCAGCGACTTTCCAGATCCTACGGAAGCGTCGAGCGCAACGCCTTGTAACTTCATGGCAGCTTCGACGTCGCCCGTACTCTTAACTAAACGCGCAAAAGATGGGCGTAATTCGTCGTCTGAAACGCCGACGGCAAGCGCTGTCTGTGTTATGTATGACTCGACCGACGCAATAGTTGCGTCCGTTGCGCTTGTAACGTTTTTAATGGCTGTCGCAAGTTTGACCTGAGCGGCTTCGTCCTCGACCGCAGCTTTAACGCCATCGACTAGCAACGCGCCAGCATAGGCAAGCGCCGCCGCGCCAGCTACGGCAAACGCAGCTCCAGCAGCTTTACCGAAACCGCTTAACTTACCGCCGAAAGTTTCTGTATCTGTTCCCGCGTCTGTTAAGCCTTTTTTAAGATTATCGACGTCAGCTAATATCGAGAGCTTGAGCGTTCTTGATCCGTCAGCCATTAGTCGAACCTCTTAACTATTGAAGTGAACGCCTTTTCCCACTCAGCGATTAAATAGCTTTGCTCAGCTCTTAAAGTTGGGTAAATGAAATATCCGGTCGAACCTCGACCAGTAGTACCCGACCAGATTGGAAATTGTTTAAATTTATTCGATCCAAATTCCGAGCCGCCCCATAGATCGCGAGTAGTTGCGCCGCCGCTGAATTTCTGGCTAACGTAACCGAAAGCAAGCTCGCCGATCTTAGACGACTTACTTACCTTTGAGCCCTCAGCGATTCGACTAGCTACTGGCGACGAACTAAGCGATCCAGCCGCCGAAATGATTTTGCCCTGTAAATAGCCAGCGAGCGCACTCGATTGTTCTTTAGCTTGAGCGACGGCTTCATCGTCCATCGCTTTAAAAGCTCCGGTAATGGCGCGAAGTTCGGCTTTGTCGTATTGAACGACTTCCTTACTTTCCGCCATTTCGT